CCGACACTAGCCACACCGGGAGGTGTAGGAGGTACTGGACTCGGTCAACAGGCTCAACAAGCTGCGGCGACACAAGCAGGTTTGGGATCCTTACAGTTTGGAACTTCGGGAGAAGTTACAGGCGTAGGCCAGGGCACAGGCGTTGGTCAATATCAACAATATTTAACAGGAGCTGAAGGCTTAACAGGACCTGGAGGAGGAACTGGAGCCGGATCGATTGCTTCTTATGAAAGTCCCTATACTCAGAGTGTTATTGATTCAACTAAAGCTCAGATGCAACAAGAGTTTGCACGTCAAACCAATATGCGTAATGCACAGGCAGTAGGCGCAGGAGCTTTCGGTGGAGCACGGCAAGGAATCGAACAGGCAGTAGCCGGACAACAATACAATCAAAATTTAGGAGCAATGACAGCAGGTTTACAACAACAAGGCTTTCAGCAAGCTCAACAAGCAAGACAACAAGATTATCAGAATCAATTAGGCTTAGGACAGTATCAACAAGGGATGGAAGGCCAAAGAATTCAAGGCATGGCACAGCTAGGTCAAACCGATATCGGTTATAGACAAGCGATGGCGGATACACTAGCGAAACAAAACCAGTTGTCCGCTTACGAACCG